TTTTGAAATAGCTAAGTTGGTATAGGCCTCATAGGGAACCTTACCTTGTGAAATTTCTTTCACTAGGCGTTTGGCAGTTTCTTGCAATAAAGGGAACACTGTTTTAAAGTTATCCGAATTTAAACCCGGATGTTCTTTAGAAAGGTGACTTTCCATAGCTCGATGTAAATCCCATAAAGGAACTTTACGACCTACTAGAATAGCTAATGCATCCCAAGCAGCCCCTAAAAACGAAATTTTCGAATTAGGACCCGCTGTCAATGGCATCGGTATTTCTTCGCTATCTGCAAATAAGGTTGGTTTAATACCAAAAGGATTAAAACGACTCCAAAATAAACCTACTTTTTTATCTACTTCTGTCCAATCTTCAAATAATTGAAGTTGAAAAGGTAAATACTTTTCTAATTTAGGTGTAATAACACTTAAATCTTTGGCAGAGTCTATTAAAGGCCGTTTAAATCTAGGAGCTTCGATACTAGAAAAATCCGGATCTTTATAGATCCCAGAGAATCCTTTATAAGCACTTAATAGTGTATTAAGAACTCTGATTTTTTGAGTATCTCCATTTCGTATAAAACTTCTGAAATAAGAAGGAATATGCGCAGGAAGTCCATTTACTAGTTTAACCCGTTGACCCAACCCTTCGGTTGTTTTCATCGGAGTACCAGCAATGTACTGAAGAACAACAATAGAGTCAATTTTTAAAGTTAAAATAACTTGATTAATTCCTCTAGTTGTAAATCGTTTGTTTAAAGACTTACTTAATCTCCATATATTCTTCATCCCGAATCGGGATAAAGGTAATCCAAGCCAAGACATTATATCTCTATAATAACTTGGAATGAATTGATCGAAATTTCTTTCGAACTCTATCATAGATTCTTTTATTCTCCATCCGGAGATCAAGGTTAACAACTTAGAATTGTTGGAAATCCAACTTTCTAAGGGGGGTGTCTCTTTCGAACCTTTATCGGTAGAAGGAAAACGAGATCTAACTGATGATTCATCATCATCAGGAGTAGATAATACATCTAATTCAACATCATTAGACATTGCTGTAATAACGAGTTTATTATAATGTTTTTCGTCTAAATATAGAAGAAGATCTTTAGTATTCGGATCTCTAACTACATATCGTCCCGATGCTCTTAACCAATTAATTTTATTGATTAAGTTTTCAATTGAAACTGAATAGTTAACAAATGTTGCTTTCATTTTTTATATTGATGTGACATAGTAAATCGTCATTAGATTATCTAATCTAGACTATTTCGTCTTTATTAAGCACCTTTTAAGCATATTAGGATTTATGTTCTAATTCTTAAAGTTCAGGTAAATTAAGTGAGACAGTGTTACTAATTATAAGTATCGAATGAGATGGGTTACATGATAAATAATCGTAAATTTAAAGTATTTCTACTTTAAAAGTATTATAGGTCAACGTGATCCAATTTGGTTAAACCTAGATTCCTAATTATTCTCAACAAATGATTCGGTTATAATTAATCCCTTCTGTCCTCTTTTAGATAAAAGTCTTAATAGGCTCTAATAGTAATAAATTATTAGTGTCTAACTTATATTTAAAATTGGTCGATGGATTTTATTATGGACCTATCCCTCTTTGCACACTTTCATGTGGGGAGCAGATATCTCAACATGGTTTTAGACCATAGAGAGGTTCCCTGCAGTTTCCTACAGTTTATACTCTCACTCGTATAGAGGTTGAACCCTTTGGGAAAGGTTAAGAAATTTAAATTCCT